CAAGAGATCAATGATATCAATCAGCAGATTCAGCAAGGTGTGATGACAAGCAAGATAGTATCCGAAACTGTTAATGAGGATATTACTGCTAAGAAGCTGGAACTTGCTAGTGTCGCTAATAAGCAGGCTGCTGAGGAGCTTAAGCTTAAAGGTATTAATGCTAATGTGGACGCCCTTAAAGCTGTCATGTCTGGCAATCAAGCTATGATATCAGCAGCTGCCCATCAAGATTCAGTGATATTGCAGCATCAAAGCATGGCTCAAGCTGAGAGGCATTTTCAAACCAATCAGGCTATGGCAGAGAAGCGCTATAATCTTGATGTTGCACAATTCAATGAAGCTCTTAAGCAGCGTGAAATTAGCAATGATTTCAAGCAGCAAAGCATGGAATTTGCGCAAACTAAATTTGATGTTAAGCAGGAAGCTGATGCTAATAAGCTGATACTTGATCTTGAAGATAGGGCAGCTAGAGCTGATAAGGCTGGCAATAAGGATGAAGCTAAGAAGTTACGCGATGAGCTTACCAGTACCAAGAAGCAATTTGAGCTTGATAAAGCGCTAGCTGTGCAAGAAGGTAAGAAGGACTTGGTAGCTCGCTATAAGCAAGTGGTATCCTTTGCAGTTAGCTGACCAAGTGTGCCGGCAGCTGTAATCTTCTGGTCGGTAGCTTTATTCTGCTGATTCAGATCAAGCTCAGCAGCTTTAGCAACAGCAGTAGCAGCAAGCTGATTGACATTCTCTTTAGTGGCAGAGCTATTAAAAATACCAGAACCTCTTTCGGCTGAACCGATACTTGGCATACCTTGTCTGAGCATCAGATCAATAGCATTCTTAACAGCAGCATCAGTATTAGGAGCTGCCTGACCTAAGATGCTAGTAAGAGCATTGGTTGATGCGGAGCTAGCTGATTTAGCAGAAGTAGTGGTTTTGGTGCCTGTACTCTTACCAGAACCCACAAAGAGTTGTACAAGTGATGGGATAGCACTCATAATTGATGCGCCATTATTAGTAGGTAATGCCATGATAAATTCCTCTTAATTAAGTTATTGATATTAACCTGATCTAGCACCATATATGGTTCCTAGTGTTGTCCATGTTACTAGTGAGTCACCATCTACAGCAAGTCCTGCGGCACCTCCAGCTGCTCCAGGAGTAGGCAATTCAGTAATCCCAGTCTGCCCAGTACCACCAGCTTGACCGTAGAATCCACCGTTACCCCCAGCAGTATAGCCAGGAGCAGATGTGCCATAACCAGGAGCTGTGAGTGTACCATTACCGCCAGTAGTACCAGGAATACTAAAGCCAGTGCCTCTAACACCAGCTCCGTTACCAGCACCGCCAGCACCACCACCTCCAGAACGTAGTGCTGAGCCACCACTAGTAGTACCGCCTTGCCCACCACCGCCACCGCCTCCACCAATGGCGCCAAGATTTACTATAGTAGTAGGCACTCTAACTTTGAGTCCAGTACCTCCAGCAAAGCCAGGCTGAACAGGGCCACTAGCTCCACCTCCGCTACCACCCTTACCAAGAATGGCTCCAGTATTATTAATAGTGACAGTGCTTCCAACAGGCAAGACTCCAGTATCAAAGGCTGGGATGCTAGTACTAGTACTATATACCTTTGCATTAGCTCCTATAGTGACAACAGGATTAATGATGCTGACACCATCCCAGCCATTAGCCAGCAGCATGTCCCTGACATTAAGATTGGCAACATCCACAGCTATTAGCAATCCTGAGCTGCCACCTATTGGTGATATTATCGTGTGCAATATGCCAGCCATTAGGATACACCTGCACCAAGACATCACCAGGTATCTATACCGATACGCCTAATAGCAGCAACTCCCCAATTAGCAAGAGTGCGGGTACCTGTAGTAGCAGTGCCTGCAAGAACAAGAGTGACCCCAGTATCAGGAATAATGCTTATACTAGCGCTGCTAACATTAATAATGCTAATTGTGGTGCCTAGAGGGAACTTATAGCCTATTGATGCCTCAGTGGGTATTGTCACATTAGCAGTAGTATCAATACTTTGCCCTCTATCCAGATAAGTAATAGTATATGGCGCATTCTGGATATTAGGTGGGATATCCAGGTATTTATCAGTACCATTTTGCAATTGCCTAATAGCAGTATAAATGATATTAAGCTCCCTAAACATGGCAGCAGGACTAGCATCTCCCACATCTGGCATAACAGGAAGCCTAAGATCGATGGTATTACTAGGTGTAATGAAGTTATCAGCCATGAGTGTTCCTATCTATTACCGTTTTTAGAGAATGTAATCACTACACCGACTAAGTGAAAGCCGCCTTTAATTCGCAATGTATGATTATAACCTATTGTGAGACAATAATAAGTACGCAAGTTATCAGCAACCTCTTCATAAGGAGTCACGGTAGCATATGTGTTCTTACCATCTATGCTGGTGAGCACTCTAGTAGTGAAGTTGGTATTATTGCTATCAATTGTTTCAAAGGTGAATTCTTGTATTGCAAGAGTATTGAGCCTAAAGAGTTGGTACTTGCCTAGGAATAACACAGCATCAGTATTATAGACACCGTATTCGAAATCTACTGACTGCACAGTGCCATCAAGTTGTACCATAGCAAACGACTCTTTAGCATCAGTGGCTATTGGTGCCTGACCATTCATGGCAGTATATGGGGTATAATAGAAATCTAGGTATGTGCGTAACCCAAGCTCCTGGTAAGTAGGATTAGTACCTCCTGATAGCTTGAATGTCATATCTATTACTTGCACATGAGGGAGCTTCAATTTGCCCCAGCGTTTGAGTGCAGTATCATATACCAGTGCATGAGTATAGCTAATCTTGCCATAGCTAATTACTAAGAACCTGCTACTAACAAAAGCGAGCTTTACTTTAAGCGCCAAAGTTGTATACTCAGTTGTCAGCTCATCAGTTGTGCTATTATAATCCTCGAATATCTTACCAGCTAAGAAATCAGTCGCTTCTGGAAATACAGCAGAACAACCTGACAATGTAACCTTTAGCAGACCCGCACTAGTCCAAGCATAGTTGGAAAGCTCATCGCCAGTACGGGATATGCTATAGACATTAGCAATACCTGAGCCATTAGGTGCTTCTTTAAATATCCAAGGATACTGCACGTTACCAGAGAATGTGGCTACAACAATGTTACCTTGACAGTATACAGCGAAACCCACACCTACTGGAGCAACAGTAATAATGGAGCCTACCACAGCAGTTGGGGTACCATTACCAGCGCCAGTAATCTGACTCTCTCTGAAATCAAGCACATCAAGTGCGGCACTCCAGTATAGCGTAGTAGCTGTATGAGCTAGCAAGTAGTTATTAGATGAGCTAATACTAAGCACTTGCTCATTGCTCATACCAGCATCCCACTGAAGGTTTGCAGGCACTAATGAGATACCAACCAAATCTACTGTAAAGATACCAAATTCGCTATAGCATACAAATGATGTACCAGTAGCATTTGCTACAGTGACATAAGCATCAGCTGGCTGGTCAGTAGGAGTAACATTCACCCATTGAGGATTATAGTTAGTAGCAAGATAAGTCTCACCATCCTCTGTTATTCCAAGCAACCCTCTGTTACCAGAGAAGTCTTTAATAGCAAATACATTGGAAAATAAGTCAGTATGGTCAGTAGCGCTAATAATAGGACTATAGCCTACTGATTTATATCCATGCGTACTAGGCACAACATTATGCATATAATATGCTTCTGGTATGCCTTTATCATTATAGCCCTTATCAAATAAGGCTCCTTGAGAAGAGTTCTGATCTATGGTTTGCTGTATTACTGTCTTGCCTTGAAATGTACTGACAAAAGGAAAGTCAGAATCATTAAGATTAGCTCGATATTTTATCTGACTCATGACAGTATTCCTTATAGTTCGCAGCCAGTAAAATATAAACCTGTATTGACTGTGGTTGAAGTCAGTGCGGTGCCTTGTCCAGCAGTAAGGCCTGCCGCCACTGTTACCAGCAGAATACAACCATCCACACCACCAGCATATATTGACACAGCTGTAACAGCAATACCAGTGCCTGCACCATTATATAGATTCAGCTGCCCAATGGTACCAGCAATTGTTACTCCTGTAGGTACTTTCTTAGCACGCACAGCAAATGGCACAAAGATCCTAGCCGTAGTAGTAGTAACAGCGTTACCCTGCCCTATAATCGCAGCTCCATAGGCACTAATACCACTCGGCTGAACAGCTGGTAAAAATCTTGCGCAGTCATCAAGAATTAATCTTGGTCCTTTATCGTCAAAGGATGTAGCAGCACCGCTAAATTCAAGCTGCACTCTGGCAAATTGATTAATGGTATTAATGGATGGCTGGCCAATAGTGCTTGTGCGAGCATTATAATTGGAGCCTGCTGCAAACCACAAATTAAGCGCTAGGTAATCATCCTGATTGGTGCCCATTACAAGACCTACGGGCGCGGCTGGTATGGCAACGGTCAGTGAATATTTAGCCCAAGAAGTAGTAATGGTTTTCTTACTGGCAGCTGAAACACCTATAGTATCTATCTCAGCAGTAGGAGTTCCACCAGTACCAAAGTTCTGCACAAATTCAAGGGACAGTGGAGTGCTAGCGCTAGCTTTAGCCCAGAATGAAAGAGTAACAGTTTGCCCAAAGAATCTTGCTACATCCTCAAGACGCTGTGTCAGATATAGGTAGCCAGTAGTGGCATTAAGTGCATTGGAATATTGCAGGTAATAATTAAATTTTGGGCTGCCTGGCACTTCACCTAAGCTAAGATCAAATGCTTTCTTTTGTGCATTTTGAGTGGTATCAGTTTTCAACAACCATTGATCAGCCAGCACTGTATTATCAGGTACTAGGGTCAATGTTGTCTCAGAGTTGTTAGCTGCACTTCTACGGTTATAGTAGAAATCAGGATTGACAATGAGATTCCTATTAGACAGCAATTCAGTATTGACAGGGCCTGCCAGCACACCCAGCTGAGTCTGAATGTATTGCTTAAGGGTACGCATCTCGCTAGCTTGAAGATACGCATAGTCAGTATCAGCTGGCTGCAATGGATTAGTAGCATCTGGCGTATATACACTTGGCATTAGATTGCTCCTATTTCATTTTTAATAATATCAAGTCTGTTCTCTTGGATAGCAGCTAACTGCATCTTGTATTCCTCAGACTTCCCAATAATCCTAAATATCTCAGCAGCTGCATGAGTGTATAGCACATAGTCATACATATCAGCCATCCAATCAGAATAGCTAGCTGTAACAGCAGTACTAGGTACTGCATAATATGTGATAGCAACATTATCCACCTGCCTAGGAGCCACAATATTGAGGTTACTACCGAGACGATACCAATATGATTGGTACTCAAGATTGTAGCCATCAAAGATATTATCAGGGGCGCGCTCTTTAAATACTAAGTCACCATAATAGCCAGATGCTGATTGAATGCTGGAAGGTGGGGAGGTTATTAACTCCTTAATCTCCATAATCTTTCTAGCAGCTGGATGCAATCCGAGAGTAGCTAATGACAACTGGTAGCGATAGTTATTAGGATTAGGCTGAGTCAGCGCTTGAGTCTTAATAGCTAAATCTCTAGGATAATCCATTGCAGCGTGCTCCTTAATGATGGCACGCTTAAGAGCCAGAATAGTTTCATTAACAAGGTCTGGCCGCTTTGTGACAGTTATAACACTAGCTTGCAAATCTGCAAATGTTGTCATTAGCAAGACTCCTTATTTTTTGGAACCTAATTGAGGTTTAGCTGGTGTAGTAGCAGTGGTTGGCGCTTGCGTGTTAACAACAAAACCAGTACTTTCCAACACATTTGGATTCTCATCAACCAATTGATCGACAGTACCTGTTATTAGGGCCTGTGCTAATTGGCTATCCAACTCTGCTGCTACTGGATTTTTGCCCATGCTAGTCATGATGCCTTGCACCAAGTTACTAGCTTGATTGGTACCTGCCAATGTATGCACTACTGGTGCCGCTTCAGTTGCAGGATCAAACTCACGAATTGCGTATTGACCTTCACTGGTAGCTTTCAGCCATTTTTCCAGCAATATCTGTTTCTCTTCTTCATGCACAATAGCTTTGCCACCTTTGAAACTGACAGTGCCATAATCAATGCCAAGATCAAGAGATAATACTACACCCTTGTTACCAAAATCATATACTTTTGAAGCCATCTTATTTCTCCGAATCAATTATAGTAAAGCCATCCTTGGCCATAAATCCTTGCTAACAAGCTAGCTATTAAGCTACAACAGTACCAGCTGGGCCAACTGCTTGTCTGATGTTGGTCATAACACCGCAGCCTGCTGGGTTTTTATTCATAATTGTCAATTCAGACAACAATGAACCACCGATAGCATCGATAGCATTATCAACAGCAGTACCAGCTTGGTTATACTCTTCTGATTTAGTCTTACGACCGATCATGTAGGCAATGCTGATAGCAGAGATATCAACAGTAATAGCCAGAGTTTGCCAGTAGAAGTTGGTATTCAACAGTGGATGCTCAATAACAATTAAGTCACCACGAGTCAGATGCAAGCGGCTAAAGCGCAAGCCCCACTCAGTTTTGCCATTCTCCATAAAGTAAGTAGAGTTAGCACGAGCCAATCTATTAAATACAGTATGAGCAGTACGGCCTACGAATACCACACGCTCCAGAGCAGAACCTGGATCATAGGACATATCAAACTGAGAATTAGCCCAATCTTCCAAATCACCCATGCTAAGAGCGCCAGCAGTAGCGCCTGAGCCAGAAATAGTACTATTAGCAGTTTTGATGTTGCTGGTAGAATCTTGACCAGGCAAGAACAAGCCAGTAGCTTGAGAGTCCTTGATCTGAGCAATGATACCATTCATGGTACGGCCTTGGTAGTTGGCAGAACCACTGGTGATACCAGAAACGATTGCGCCTTTACCAAAAATCATAGATGCTTCAATATCCTTAGCATGGTATTGAGCGCACTCATTGCGGGATTTAGCAATGTTAGTATCGCCCACCAGATTTTGAGTAGCAGCAACAGTACCAGAAACAGCCCAAGCATTGCGGAAGATTTGTGTGTAGTTGACAACACGAATCTCTTTAGTCAGTACTGAGTTAGGTCTGGTGCTAGCATCAGCAAAAGCATTACCAATGTGCACGAATACTGGTGCCAAGTTAGCAGTAGCAGTATAGGCAGTACCAGTACCAGCAACGCCAGTACCAGCAGAATCGCCAATGTTACGGGCAATATTGATGGTGGTACCAGAAACTGAGGTTACTTGAATAATCTCACCAGCCAGTGTAGTATCGACTGAGGAGAATACGTTGGTGCTGGTATTGTAGTAACCAATGAATTTATACAAGCTATTAGGAATAGCCAGTGCAGCAGAGCCGGCATCAACAGCAGACAAAGAAGTAGCCGTATCAGTGATAGCAGTATTGACAGCTGCTTGGAACAATGGGAATACCAATACTTTGCTATAGAAACCATGCTCAATCTGAGTAGCAGTTTCTTCCTTCAAGCGAGCTGATAAGCCGAAAAGAGTTGCATCACCTTTTGGCAGCAGATACTGCACCATGGTTGCAAATGATTTCTTTACCAGGTCAGAGTTGATAGCAGGAGTAGCAGTGGGGTAACCACTGATATCAAATGCACCGCCGCCAGAGTTAGACAGTTGTGGAGAACCTGAAAAACCAGGACTAAAAGGGCCATAATTGGACATAAGAATACCTCAAAAAGTTAATGTTAATAGTTAGTTTGGAAACTCAGTGCTGAGCCAAGCGGCCCAATCCTGTTCTTGTTGCATGTTATTTACTTGAGTAGAATAGCCTGCTGGAGCATTAGCTTTCTTAGACATTCCTGGGTTCATTGCCTCTCCTGCCTTTTCAAGATACTGACTAAGCATCTTGTTAAGATCAGCTTGAGAAGCATTCGGGAACTTTGTGATGATTTGTTGTTGGGCTGCTTTCACTATAGGAGCAAAAGCTGGGTTTAGGAGTGCTGGGTTAGTGGCAGTAACGTTCTCCGCCAGACCCATTGATTTAATAGTGCGCTGAATCTTTTCGTCCATGCTGGCTTCAGTGCTTTTAACAGCAGCTTCAATCAACTTGGTAGTTGCTACTGCATTTTGCTGGTAACTCATTCTGTTAACAGCATTAAGAGCTTCCATTGTAGCAGTAACTGCATCCTCACCGCCCATAGCAAGACGTTGGCGGATTTCAGGAGTAACAGCCTGTGAGTAATCAATCTTACCAGCAATCTCAGCTAATTGAGCTGGATCAAGATTGAAGTTAATACCTTGCTGGCTACCTTGTTTGTCATCATTCTGCCATAAGGTTTCGAATGGATCAGGTTGTGCGGCTGGCGCAGCAGGTGCTGGATTCTCAACAGGAGCAGGAGCTACAGGTGCTGGTTGTGGAGCAGCTTGTTGTTGAGATGCTGATGGAAACAGATTTGATAAAAATGACATGGTGATTCCTTATTTATTATTAAGCTTTTCTTTTAGCGCATAACCCATAAGAGGCCATACTTTGCTAATAGCATTTTGGCGTGCGATTTTTTGGCCTAATTCAGCATCGAAGTTTTCAGGGCTGGCACAGGCTGATTCACCAGTTACCGTAAATCCATTTACCAGCACCAGGATACAGAAAGTTAAAAGTTCTAATTCTGGCAATTTAGGAACATCCCCAACAGCATTATCAGCTGTAAAATAATATTCACCAGCAATATTCGCCTCAATATCAGCAGGTGTTACACGAGGTGCTGTCAGGCCTTTTGCTTGTATTTCTTGTTCAATAGATAAGTCGCTCATGGTTATTCCTCGGAAGTTAATGTTGATGTTGATGCTACTGCATCGGCTCTTGATAGCTGATATTGCAGCATGGTTAGCTGACCCTTAAGAGCAGCATCCTCTAGGAGACTCTTACCAGGATTAGCTAAGTCATGTATAATATTAGCTCTCTTAATAGCGCACTCAGCAATATCATTTTGTATTACTGCACGCTGTTCAGCTGTCAGATGATAGCCTGCTTGCTGCTCTTCTTCTGACAGGATGAATTGTGTAAAATTATTAATTGCTATTTGCATTGCTTTGATTCCTATTGCTAGTGATATTAGCTATGCATTGAATCATGCCAGCCTTTATTCCACCAATTATGTAAGCCAATAACTCTCTTGGTCACAAAAGGATTAGAGGTTATTGGCTCGCCATTAGCGGCAGCTTTAAATCCAAGGTCATAAGCTTTATCAGCATTGGTCTTAGAACTACTGCTTTGTGCTTTCATGCTAGCTCCTATGCATACATCTTACTGATAAGTGGTAGTATTTGAGTACCTAGTATTGCTGCAGCCACCAGTACGGGTATCCACTTACCTAACCACATACCTACGTTATTTACTACGGCGGTGGCTAAATCAAGATACTTATTCATTACAGCCCTTATTTCTTTCACCTCATCAAGTACCTCATCTAGCCTTTCAGCTACGGCATCCATCCTAGTTTCTTGTCTAACTTGTGTTACTTTCAGCTCTTGGCATTGCTCTGGTGTCGGCATATTTGGTTATCCTTTATATGGGTTCTTGGGTTTCTTGCTGTTCGCCTCCTGGCAATCCTGCTTCCATGATTTGTTGTACTAAGCTCTCTTGCTGCTCAGATTGCTCACCAGACTTGTCTGCTACTGTACCATCAGGATTAAGACCGTAATCGGCTGGTAGTGGTTGTGGCGGAAATTGCTGTGCTGTTGCTTGGGGGTTAGCTTTTACTATTTGTGCTATTGCTGGCTGCCATTGCATCTGAGCTTGTTCGAAAGCAAGTTGTTGCTTAGGTTTCTCAAACTCTTTAATGTCAGCACCCTGCAGCTTAATCATATAAGAGAAAAGGCCTGCTACATTATAACCAGACTGCAATTGCTCACTGGAGCCTATGATTTGCAATGCCGTCTGCCACACATCTGCATGCATCTCAGTACTGGCAGGCACAGCGCCATCGCTGATTTTGAATTCCCACACAGCTTGGCGCAATACCAGTGGATCAATAATTACCTCGTTATCAGTATCAGCATAATATAGGGATTCATTGCCCTGATACTGCATGATATTGATACCAAGAATATGCTTAGCTGGAGTAAAGAATTGATCCTCTAAAACTATTGCTGAGGACTTAGGCTTACTATCAGCATTATTCATTACATCTTGGTATTCAGATAGTGTCTTATTACCTTTTTGGAACTGGCCGCGTTGCGCTTTATTCTGACCAGCAAGCTGGTCTGCCATTTGACCTATTAGTTGAGTCTCTTGCAAACTGATGCTAGCTTGATCATCATTAAATGGTATTGGCCAATAGATTTCATTAAGTGGCACACCTTGGTAGGCTGCTGGCTTAATAGGAATCTTAGCAGTAGGACTCTTAGCATTAATATTCTTTTCATCCACATAAAGAGGATTATAAAGACCTTTGTCACTAATAGCTCTGCGTCTACTAGCTATTACACTATTCATAAGAGCAGAGGCTACCTGCTGATATGGCTTCATATTTGAAGCTAACGATTTGGTCTGGTACTTAATACCGTCATCATTAGGGCATGCAAATAGGATTGGTATCATCTCATGCGCATTGGTTTGGCGCTCAATATAGATAATAGTACTAAAATTAACAATTAAGAATTTCCAAACTTGTGGTGTATTAGGTTGTGGAGCCTGTATGCCGAAATCTGCTGGCAATATACGTGCATAAAGGGTGGTGATGATATATAGGCCCTTATATGCAATGCCAGAATTGTTCTGCAAACCTGCCCATGAGAACCAGTCCATGCCTTGTGTTAGTGACTGCACAGCAGTAAGAGCTTCTGGATTTACTTGAGGTACATAGTATTCTGTGAGTATTGTACCAGAATTAAGAGCGGCATTGATATTTGGAATAATAGCATCCTCACCAAGCTCAGCAATAACCTGCTTGATTCGATTACGGGATACTAGCTCATGGTAGCCTGCGTATTCACCTTTAGTAGCAACATCTTGTGGCAATACAGTGGTATCCCAAAATGTATTATACAGGTCAAGGCGCTTAATGCTATTACCTTCCCAGATAATATTTCTAGGCTTACCTTCTTTGCTACTGAATTTGAGATCAGTTTCGATAAGAGCAGTATTAGCTTTAGTCCATGTTACTTCGCAGGCACCAAGACTATATTTACCACAATCTCGGAAGAACTTGATAAGCTCAGATTTCCAGCGACCCTTGCGTGCTTGCTTATCTAACAATGCATTCATCTGCAAGGCAGCATCAGCATATTTAGGTGGGGCTACTACTGGAAATATAGGAGTCTGTGAGCAGAATACCTCAGTCATAAATGCTGTCCAAGAGTCAACCTGATCAGCTACTATTGGTACAGTCACATCTTGAAATTTGCTGGCATCACCTATGTTATTAGCAAGGCGGGCACGTTGGTGCTCATCACCCCTGTTATTCTCCCTATAGTATTCCCTATCAGCAGATTCAAGTACCTGCCTAATGGTGTAGAAATAAGTGTATCTGGTTCTGATATTCCACATGTAGGATACCAGAGCAGCCTGCGATTCTTTTGATATTTTTAATATTGTCTGGCTGGATGCCATTAGCTTCTCCTATTCCGTAGGTTTTATGGTAATGACAGCAGCAAGTTCATACTTTACCCTTGATGTCACTGCTAGCATAGTTATTTTATACGTAACACCTGAAACCCCGTTCTTAATGTATTGGGTAACTGTACCGCCACTAATTTCAGGAGGGCCATCTAAGATACTAGATGGGCTAGTATCAGTGCCAGCTACTACTGATACAGACACTTGTGCTGAGTCCATGCTAGAGATTTCAGATTCATAGATGAATTCTATAGGCAGCACTTCATTAACTGACTTGCTTGATATTACTGGCATTATACTCACCT